ATAATTCTGTTTGCTCTTTGTCGTGGCGTTGGGTTTTCTGACAATAACCATTTCATCTAAACACCTCTCCAAATTCTAGATAGTTGAGCAATCATCATTGAAATTGTGAGGATCAATAACTCAAAATTATAATTGGTAAAAGAAAAATAAATTATTAAAATATTTCCCACCATAACTAGAGCCATTGATACATCTTTAGACAATGGATAAATTGCTTGAAGTCCTAAGAAAACAATTCCGAAATATAAATATAATTCCATTAGTTATTCTCCTCAAATTCAATTCTTATTCTATGTCCTTGCTCTTGAAGTCGTCTATATTTATCAAGAACATTAACAGCATTAGTCGATTGAAATGCCATAAACCAATCAATGACATCTAACTCAATCAATGTATAAAGTCGATATATCCAACGAGGATTTTCGTTGGTGTCGTTGGTTATATCGTTTTCTAAATAAGCAAAATGTTTTAACATCTTTTTTCTCCTCTAAATTAAGATAATTAAAGTAAATAAAGGAATTACAATCCAAATAATAATATCTGTAATCAGCGAATATCTAAAATAGATTTTCTTTCCCAATTCAGTAGCGACAATTTCACTCCCTTTCTTAAAATCAATCCCTTGTTCTTCGAGGATTTTACACGCCTTTTCAAAGGCAATAACATCATCTTCAATCTTAGGATTGTATTTAGTCTTGATTGTTAAATGTCGTTTAAATAAATTATTAAATAGTTTCATAATTTCTTTCTCCTTGTATTTATTATAATTCTTTTACCCTAACATTACAAAATTAAATTTTGAATTAGGTCTTGACAAACCAACAACCCCTATGAATGAGAATTGAAAAATAGTTGTTTACTTTTTCTGTGAGTTATGGTAATCGATAGGGTAGCAGTTAGCAGACGACACATACTGACGCAGCCGCCGCACCTCTTCACGTACAACTTTGGGAAATTTTCAAAAAGGATAAAAACGCCCAGCAGGTATCATAATGATACTTCTTAAAAATATTTCTTGACATTTGCCCTCGACTTTGGTATAATTACATTATGAGTAAATGGATAGACGAAAATAATATTTGGTGGCACACCAACAATGCTGGAGAAAGTAAAAAACTTTTACTAAACCCAGAAACTAAACAACCTTATAAAAATGGTGAGATTATACACTTAAATGGCAGAAAATTTAAAGAGTATAGATATGATAGAATCTGGGCATCAAATATTGACTATTGGCCTATAAAGTATATGCCAGAAGCAAAAAGTTTAGATACTTACGACAAATCATACAAACTTCCAACTCCTAGCCTAATATCTTTTTCTGGTGGCCGTACTTCGGCATACATGCTAAAAAAGATTATAGACGCATACAATGGTAAACTTCCAAAAGATGTAGTAGTCTGTTTTGCCAATACAGGAAAAGAAATGGAAGAAACTCTAGAATTTGTACATGAGTGTGAAAAAAGATGGAATGTAAAAATACACTGGTTAGAACTTGACATTGCCACTACCTCGCCAATCTGGAGAAGTAAAGAAGTCACATATGAAACCGCTTCTAGAAACGGCGAACCATTTGAAAAACTCATCACAAAGAAGGGCAGATTGCCTTCTCTTTACCAAAGAACTTGTACTATAGAACTTAAGATTAATACTATTAATAGGTTTATGAGAAACCTAGGATATAAAGAATGGTACTCAGCCTTAGGTTTGAGGTACGATGAACCCCGCCGAGTCTCTGATTCAAAAAAGAGCTCACAAAAGCATGTAAACATTGCTCCACTATACGAAGCAAAAGTAACCAATGAAGATGTACTAGAATATTGGAAGAATAGTCCTTTTGATTTGAAACTTCCTAGTATAAATGGGAAGACAGTTGCAGGTAACTGTGATTTGTGTTTTTTGAAAGGTACACAAACTATTTTAAATTTATTGAAAGAAAGACCTCAGTTAGCAGACTGGTGGTCAGATATAGAAACTAAACATGATTCTAAGTTTCGAACAAATAGACCAGATTATATAAAATTAGTAGATTTATCACAGAAAGACTTTGAGACAGATTTAGATGATACACACTTTAGTTGCTTTTGTCATGACTAAGATATCAAAAATATTTCTTGACATTTGGTGTCAATTTTGATATAATTCAAATATGAGTAAAGAAATATCAACACGAATAAGTCCAGAGGGACTCGAGGTAGCTAATGCTTATCTAGAACTGGGTAATATTCCCGCTGTTTGTGCTCGTCTAAAGATTGATGAAGGAGAGTGTTCTGAAATCCTAGCTAAAAGAGAGATTAAACAGTATGTAGACCAAGTCTATCTAGATACAGGCTATAGAAACAGATTCAAACTAGCAGAAGCACTTGACGACATCATTGACCAAAAGATGGAAGAGGCAGCTGAATCAGAAATCTATACAAATAAAGATTTGGCAGATTTAATTCAACTCGCACACAAAATGAGAATGGACGAAATGAAAGCTCAAGCAGAAATGGAAAAAGCAAAAGCAGCAAACATAAAGAATCAAACCAATGTTCAGATAAATGGTGAAGTGCCTTTTGGACAAGGCAACTATGGTCAGCTAATGAAGAAGTTACTAAAAGATGATAGAAATAACTAATGAGGCCATCGCCAAGATTTTGGAGAAACAAGGAAAAGAAGCCTTCGACGCTATACGCCTTGGTATCACTGGTGGCGGTTGCGCTGGTTTTGAGTATATATTCGATAGCTGTAACGATAGCACTAGTACTGAAGATGTTAGATTAGACTACGGAAAGTTTGCAGTTATCATTGATAAACTTTCAGTTCCATACTTAGTAGGTATGACACTAGACTATCAAAAAGAAGGATTAAATGAAGTATTTAAATTTATAAATCCAAAAGAGACAGCTAGTTGTGGTTGTGGTGTTTCGATAAATTTTGACTTAAATAAAGTAAACCAAGACCAAATATTTGCAGTAGAACTATGATAGAAGAATATACCATATTTAATTTTATTAGTGATGTGGGAGCACCCATTGCAGCTGCAGTATTTATGGGTGGTTTTATATTTATTATCATACGAAAGATTATGGAAGATGTAGTAGGAAATACTGAAGAATTAAAAGGTATTTGCAAAATGTTAGTTACTCGTATAAAAACAATGAACAACGATATGATTAGAATAGATGTAAGCGTTAGTTCTGCACTTGAACTTACACCTGATTTAGATAGAATAGCAAGAGCAGAAAACTTTGTAGAAGATGGCACAATAGACGCACGGAGGGACTAGTGGATTTTGCAGGTATTTGGAATGACTTAAGTTATTATGATGGTTTAATCTTTACCGTTTATCTAGGAATTGTCTACTGGTGTAAAAGCTGGATAGATGACTACTGGTGGAGGAAAAAGGATTGATGGAAGATATTGCTGAAATAATCCAACAGTTTGGATTTCCTATACTTGCGATGTTAGGGCTAGGATATTTTGTTTATTTTGTGTGGACTACTATAACAGAAAAGATTGACCCTGCAACCGAAGACATGAAGATGACAGTCTTGAAGTTAATTGACCAGATAAGACTTATGGATAATGACATGATTCGCTTGCAAAAGAAACTGGACACAGTTTTACAAATGAAAGAAAATGAACGTAAAAATAATAATAGGACTTCTATTCGCAGGGAGTCTGACAGCAGACGAGATAACTCATAAGTTTAAAAATCCTTCTTTTAGTGGGATAGGTACTGGTGCACACTATTTAACTATTGAGAATCAAGAACATGCAAGAAAGAAAGCAATCGAAGATGCACTAGAAGCTGCGCGCAAAGCTGCAGAAAGAGAAGCAGATAACTCAACACTAGCTAAGTTCATTCGTAACTTAGAATCAAGAATATATGCCCAAATGGCAAAACAATTAGTAGAAAATATGTTTTCAAACGACAACCCTGTCAGGTTTGGAAGCTTTACACTCGAAGGTAATGTAGTTACTTACGAAGTTATAACAAATGAAGACGGGAGCGAGTTTATAAGAATGACTATAGTATCATCTGATGGTACTGAAACAGTTATTGAGATTCCAATTGGAACAGGTTCGTTCGGCGGAGGATAAATGATTAGAGGGTTGTTAGCACTCACAATTTTATTGAGTGGTTGTGCAGCTGTTCCTAGATACAGCGAAAACCCTCAAGATTGTAACCCTGAAACATGGGAAGAAGGAGTAGACTATCCAAAAGATGTTTGGAATATAGTGAAAGCTGGAGGAAGAACATTTGAAAGAGCTATGCCCTTCATATGTGTGGAAGAGCCAGAAGTTGTAAAACTACCGTCTTACATTGAACTACTTAACTTACCACCAGCAGAAAAGATGCCTATTGTGGCTGTATACAGTTTTGGAGACTTAACAGGTCAAAGAAAAAGTGTACAAAACATTGCGAGTTTTAGTACTGCAGTAACACAAGGCGGAACAGAGATGTTGATTGATGCACTCAAATCTGCTGGAAACCAAACATGGTTCCGTGTAGTTGAAAGAAAAGGAATAGATCATCTTGTTCGTGAAAGACAAATCATTCGTTCAGGTAGAGAAGAAGCAGCAAAAGTGTTGGGAGAAGAAGCTCCAACATTAGGGCCTATGCTTTTTGCAGGAATGATTATTGAAGGTGGCATTATAGGATATGATACAAATCTACTTACAGGTGGTAGAGGAGCAAGATACCTAGGAATAGGTATGTCAAGACAATACAGACAAGACCAAGTTACTGTTAGTCTCCGAGCAGTAAGTGTACTTACAGGAGAAGTTCTTCTGAATGTACAAACTAAAAAGACCATACTTTCGTATGGAGCTTCAGGAGACATTTTCAGGTTTATTGAAGAGGGCACCGAACTTGTAGAATACGAAGATGGTGAAGGAAATAATGAATCTGTTACTTATGCAGTACGCACAGCTATTGAAGCTGCCGTACTAGAGTTAGTCGAACAAGGACACGAAAGAGGTCTTTGGAAGATAACTGGGAGAGAGAATAATGATTAGAATATTATTAGGCCTAATTCTGATTCCATCATTTCTTTTCGCACAAGCAACTGACGACAATGAAGTTTGGATTGATCAAACAGGGGACACTCTTACATTGTATATAGACCAAATTGGATTTGGTAACAAAATTGGATTAGATGATTTTTCTGGTTCAGCAGACTATATGACAATTACTGGTGACACTCTTACATTTGATTTAGACTTCACAGGTAATCAAAACTTACTATTTGGAACACTAGTAGCAGATACTTCTACTTTTAATTTGGATTTCACAGGAGACTCAAATGAATTAGATTGGAATATTGGCTATATTGGTTCCTCAGATGACTCAACTTGGGATATTACTGTAACAGGTGATTCTAATACTTGGGACATCGACCAAGGGTATGTAGCAAGTGCTGAGAGATTGGATTTAGATCTTACCTTAATTGGAAGTAGCAATATTTTTGATTTGGATTTTGAAAGTGACGATAACACATGGAACTGGGATATTACTGGAGATTCCAATAATATTAATGTTCTTATGAACGACGGTTCAAATGAGCAGACAGTTACTTTTGTCGGAGATAGCGCAGATATCGATATTAATCAAATATCAGGTACTTGTGCAACAGGAGCAAGCAATAGCTGTTCCTCTCCAAACGGAAATATCCAATTGGATATAACATCTGACGATGCAACAATTCAGATTAATCAAAAAGATTCAGCTAACGACAGCTAGTCTAATGTGCGCAATAGGGTTGGCATCAGCTGACCCTATAGGCGACATAATAGAGAGCACAGGTTCAGGCTTTCTCTCAAGAAATAATGATACTATTTTATCAGCAGTAAATGTAGGAGTACAACTATATGATACTGCAGAAACTACAAATGGTAGAATGTTGATTGAGTTTTTAGATAAAGCAGAATTAGCACTAACAGAACATACTAGGGTTATAATTGATGAAATAATATATGACCCAAATCCTAATAAGTCAAAGATGGTAATGAAAATGACTTTTGGAACAGCACGATTTGCAAGTGGAATTACAGGTCAAATAAATAAAAATAACATTGACATATCCACACCAACAGCACAGATTGCAGTTCGTGGAACTAACTTCACTACTACAATAGATGAACTAGGAAGAAGTTTAGTAATACTACTACCTGATGAATTTGGCGACCCATCAGGAATAATTATAGTTAGTAATGACGCAGGAGAAGTTACACTAGATCAAGCATACGCAGCAACTATGGTATCTTCAGCAGATTCAATGCCTACTAAATCAGTAGTCATAAATGGGATAACACCTGCTATAATTGATAATATGTTTATTGTCAATCCGCCACAAGAAATAAGACAAGAAATTGAAGAAAGTGTGCAAGTAGACCAAGATTCAGGACTATTAGATGTAGACTTTTTAGAATTTAATGAACTAGAACAAGACGCACTTAGTGATACTGAAGTAAACCTTGAATTTAGTGAACTAGATATCGATTTCTTAGAAGCAGACTTTTTAAGAGACTTGCTCGATGTCATAGAAGAATTAGAAAAGACTACAGTCAAACTAGCAGATGCACAAGCAACAAGCGGCGGAGACTTTTCACTAAAGGGAGCAACTCTAGGTAAGAATACAGACAGCCAGTATAACATATTTGTAGAAGACGGTGGCGTCGTATTTTATAGAGATGTACAAGGAGTAATCAGAATCAGAGTACCAATCGGCAGCAGTACAAAACTTATGACTAATGTCGAAGGCTACGAAGGAATAATTGATTTAGATGGAGGAGACGATTCATTAATCGTAATAACACAAGAATGAGTAAAGGTAGTAATAGAAGACCAAGAAATATCACAGAGAAACAGTTTGAAGAAAACTGGGAAAAGATATTTGCTCGTAAAAAGACTCCAAAACATGGAAGAACAAAAGTGCATAAAGATAAGACTAAGTATACAAGAAAGATGAAACATGATGCAGAATTAGTTGCCTTAGTTAGTATCTTTTGTATTTCCTTACTAGGAGTTAGCCCTAATATTTCAGCAGGGCCAACAGATGATAACCATGTTCACATTGAACAAGTAAATAGTGGAGATGGTACAGACATAATGATAAATCAAGTGGGATTTGGTAATAGTATTGAATTTTCATTTGACCATGCAAATAATATTTTTAATTTAAATCAATATGGTAACGGTAACTCAATATCTTGGGTTCCTTACTGGGGTTCTGGAAAGAGCTGGGGAGGAGATGTAGATGGTACAGGCAATAATGAAGCGGTTATCCAATATGACGGAGCAACATATGGTAGACATATTTGGGGTAACAATAATGATGTTGATATATATCAAAGTGGGTCTCACACTCACTGGTTAGATATTCATGCAGATGAAGTTGAACACGAAGTATGGCAAGAAGGAGCAGGAAGTCATTATAGTCATGTTTACTACTATGGTAATACTGATGGCTCAATCTCTGACATAGAGCAAAAAGGTGATGCAAATCATAATATACAACTTACTATTCAAGGTTCTTATGCAACTACATTGAATTTATCTCAGTTGGGAAATACAGCACAATCTTACAGTATAACACATAGTTGTTTCACTGTCGGAGGCTGCACAGTAAATGTGAGCCAAGGAAACTAATATGCCAGTAAGAAAAGTAAAAGGCGGATATAAATGGGGCAAGTCTGGAAAGACTTACAAGACTAAAAAGGCAGCAGAGCGCCAAGGTAGAGCAATCTACGCGTCAGGATATAAAAATGGCAAGAGGAAGAAAAAGAAGAAGAAGTAGAGCTAAAACCAAAAGGAATATACCTACTAATTCAAAACTATATGCAAGAGTGAAAGCAGCAACTAAAAGAAAATTTGCTGTTTATCCAAGTGCATATGCGAACGCTTGGTTAGTACGAGAGTACAAGAAGCGAGGAGGGAAGTATCGTCGTGGCTAAGAGAAAGAAACTTACAAAGAGACAAACAAAAGCTTTAGCTAGACATCGTCGTCATCACACGAAAAAGCACATGGCATTTATGAGAGCTCAAATGAGAAAAGGTAAAACTTTTACTCAAGCTCATAGAGCTGCCATGAAAAAGGTAGGAAGATAATGGCTAGAGGCGGATTAGGCAAGTGGTTTGGAGAAAGATGGGTAGATATCTCTAGACCGAAGAAAGGCGGAGGCTACAAATCTTGTGGCAGAAGAAAAGCAGGAAAAGGTGGATATCCAAAATGTGTTCCTGCTGCAAAAGCTGCAAGAATGAGCAAGAAACAAATTAAATCAGCTGTTCGTAGAAAACGAGCAAAGAAACAAGGTGTAGGCGGGAGACCGACTAATGTAAAAACCTTTGTTAGAAGAAGGAGAAGAAATGGCCGTGCGAAGAAAAACTCGAGGTAGAAAAAGAGACCCACGATTAAAAAGAGCTGGAGTTTCTGGATATAATAAACCAAAAAGAACTCCAAAGCACAGAACTAAATCTCACATAGTTGTTGCAAAGGTAGGAAATAGAATAAAAACTATTCGATTTGGACAACAAGGAGCAAAGACTGCTGGTAAACCAAAGAAAGGTGAATCAGAGAGAATGAAAAAGAAAAGAGCTTCATTCAAAGCAAGACACAGAAAGAATATAGCGAAAGGCAAAATGTCTGCAGCTTACTGGGCAAATAGAGTAAAATGGTAAGATTATTACTATTATTTTTATCTTTTCCAGTCTTTGCTGACTTAGACTTGACTCTCCCACAAGAGTTTGATTATGAACAAATGAAAAGAGATTCAAGAATGATAAAAGATTGGGAAGATAGAAATAATCTTAGATTTTGGGATAATGAACCTTATCCTTCTAAAGAGCAGATAAGATATTCTTGGAGAATACATGCTCTTGATATGATTACTACTATATATGCTTTAGAGAATAGAGATACTATAAAAGAAGCAAACTGGGTACTCGGAGAAGAACCTGAAATGCATGAAGTAGTAGCATTAAAATTGTTAGTGCTACCTTTTTTACATCAAAATTCAAATGAGCATATGATGGTATATTTTAACGCAGTAACTACAGCTACTGTTATAAATAATTTATATGTAATAAATAAATATGATTAGACTACTAATAGCAATACTTAGTATCGGACTTTTTGTCTGGAACCCTTATCCTTTCAAAATACTAGAACTTCAAACATTCGATTGGCTTATGAAAACACAGCCCGAAGTTCAAAATCAAAATATAGTACTCGTCGATCTTGACGAGGAAATCGTAGAGGCATATGGAGGATATCCATTACCTCGCACACTTTACTCAGATATGATGGATAGAGTCTCGGGTGTACCGGGATTCACTATCCTCATGCCTGACCCAGACATAAGAGATAAAGAAAATGATTTATATCTGTCAAGAAGTATGGCAGATAAACCAACTGTGTTAGCTTTTGCAGCTTCAACACAAGCAGATGAGCTTGGACCTCATGTAGGTAGTGCTCAAATAGGAGGTGATCCATCAGAATGGCTATTACAGTATCCAGGAATTTTAAGACAAACACCAATATTATCCATCAGCGCAGAAGGCAAAGGTGTAGTAAATTCAAGAAGCGAAATAGACGGAATCGTAAGGCGCGCTCCGGTCGTCGTAAGTAGTGCAGGAAAAGTATTTCCTAGTTTTGGGCTTGAAATGTTAAGACTAGCAACAGGAGATAAAAGCTACCAAATAAAAACTGGAGAGTACGGAGTAGAGTGGGTAAGAATACCAGCATATGGTAAGATGAGTACTGATGCAAATGGAAATATTTGGATTAGCACTAATGTAAAATTTTACAGACAATCTGCGTCAGAGTTTATGGAGAATCCAATACAGGCACCTTTTGTAATTTTTGGTGTAACTGCAGAAGGAGTATCAAACCCAGTTCCTACGGCTTCTGGACCAAAATATCCACATGAAATACAAGCAAACATATTACACAATTTAATAGAAGGAAAAGCGCCTTCAGTTCCAAACTGGAGTGCTGGAGCAGAGCTAGGAGCTGCAGTTCTAGCTTTGCTACTTTTATTCCTAACTGCAAGTAGAGTATATTTAAGTTTTCCTACTTTAGCACTAGTATTAGGAGGTTCGGTCTACGGCGCCTGGTATGCGTTTCAATCTTCCTATTTGTTTGACGTTTCTGGTATCGTAATTATCTCCATACTTTTTTGGAGTATCGAAAGTTTCAGGAATTTTATGAAGACCTATTTCGAGAAAATGGAAATTAAACGACAATTTGGGACGTATGTTAGTCCTGCCTTGGTTAAAAAATTACAAAATGACCCATCATTACTGAGATTGGGTGGGGAGACAAAACGACTAACATTTCTTTTTTCTGATATTCGAGGATTCACACCAATTTCAGAAAAATATCAAAAAAATCCTCAAGGACTCACAGAACTTATTAATAGATTCCTTGACAATCAAACACAAATTATATTAAAACATGGTGGTACAATCGATAAATATATGGGAGATTGTATCATGGCATTTTGGGGAGCACCACTTGATGATGAGAACCAGGTGGAGAATGCAACCAAGGCGGTTCTTGAGATGAGAGAATCGTTGGAGGAACTTAATGAAAGACTCAGAGAAGAAGGCCTGGATCAAATTAATACAGGAGCGGGAATCAACACCGGTCTCTGCGTGGTGGGAAACTTCGGTAGCTCGAATAGGTTTGACTATAGTGTTCTTGGTGATAGCGTTAATCTTGCAGCAAGGTTAGAATCTAGTTGCAAAGAGTATGATACTAGTCTTATCATATCTGAATACAGTATGATTGACGGATACGACTACAAATTCTTAGATGAAGTTACGGTCAAGGGCAAATCAGAACCAGTTAAAATCTACACCATTGAAAAATAGTACTTGACTTTTGAGCATAGTTTTGATATAATTACACCATAACGAAAATAAAATTTTCAAGAATCAACAAGGAAAAACCGAAGTGGACAAAGATGTACAGAAAAACACGGCAGATATCGCAGACCTAGACAAAAGAATGTCTAGTCATGAAGCCATGTGTGAGGAAAGATGGAAGACTTGTTTTAACCGCTTCGATAACATGGATTCCTCAGTAGGCAGATTAGAGTCAATTTTAATAGCAGCGTCAGGAAGCTTAATAGTGGGTGGAGCAGTATTAATATTGACAATGTGGAACATTCATGTATAGGAGAAAACAATGGAACTAGAATACGATAAAAAAGATATAAAGAAAACACCAAAAGTAAAAAAAGTAGTAAAGAAGGAAGGTGTGTATAAAGAAGGAGACGTATGGTGTTTCGACTCAGGAAAACATCACTACTGTTTTACTACTAAAGAAAATGCGGAGATTGCTTATGACAGAGAAGTTGGATAAAAAAGAGTTTGTCTCAGGATATGATACTATGCCTGATGTAGAGGATTTAGAAAAAATAGTAGATAAAGAACTTGAGAAATTAGAAGAAAATCCCGCAGTACCAAACAGACAAAAACTAATGCTTGCAAAGAAAAAGAGATTACTAAGACAGAGGAGACAAGTTATTCCACGTTCTCTTAGATGAACTCAGAAGAAAGATATGACACTTGCAAAAAGTGTCCACACTTTAATAAAACATGGAAAATTTGCAAGTTATGTAAATGTTTTATGCCCCTCAAAGTAAAAATTAAGAGGGTCAAGTGTCCTGATGGACGATGGAGATAGAAATGCCATACCACTACAAACCTAAAAAAGGTAAAAAGAAAAAAAGAAAAAACGGAATGAAAAAGAGAAGAGGCAAAAAAGGTCACCACTCTTGTTAATTCTACAATAGAGGAGAATCATGATAGATTTTATCAAAGTTAAATTAATCCAGTTTTGGAATATCCTTAGTGGTAAAGACAAGAACTGGGACGGTCAAGTCGACATAAAAGACAAAATGATAGAAGCTGAACAAAAAGTAAGCGACTAGAAAAATTTTTAGTTATGGAAAGAGAAGGTTTTATAACGAATCTGAAAAAGCTCTCACGACTTTTAGATGGAGTCACTGATAGGACTCACACTTACATACAAGAGAACAGAAAAGTCAGAAAACTAATAAACCTTCGTCCTACCATACATAATAAAACTCGATTAAAAAATGAAATCGAAAAAGCAACGCACTACAATAAAGTGCAAGAAAATTAGGAGAAATAATGAGATTTAGAGTCGAAGGAGCATCAGCTGCAGCAGGTACCAGTGTTGGAGCCGCAAGCACAGTTTCAGATGCAACAGAAGTACTAGCTGTAAACACTGCAGCGGGAGCACATTTAGTCACTATAGCAAATAGTGGAGACGCAACACTTGGTTCTTTCAACTTACCAGGAGGAGATTCCGTGATAGTTGTAAAAGGTTCAAGCGATCAAGTATTTGCTGCAAACGTAGCGGTTACACTAACTCCCATAAACACAAGGGTTTAAAAATTAAAATGCTAAAAAATCAAATTGACTTAAGACTAGTATGGCTCGATGAAGCAGCTATAACCAGTGGTAAAGTTGTGGATAAAATTTCAGCAAAAGAAGTTCTCGGGCAAAAGCTAACACCTGTAGAAACTGAGTACGCCAAAGTTTGTGGTGCGTACCTCTATCTTCTAAAGTTAGCTAAAGATAGCAATTTGCTAGTGGAAAAAGACGAAGTACTAACTAGATACGAGACAATACATTGATTGAAGTAAGTAGAAAAGATGTAGAGTCCAGTTACCTAATGAACTTCGATTCAGAAGATAGATTCATTAAACTTCCTATAAATGGCTATATGGACTTGTTAGGTATTCAACCTAATTCTAGTCAATCAGCTATAATTAATGCTATCAACAATCCAAAGTATAGATTTGTTTGTGCCGCTATCGCTAGAAGGCAAGGCAAAACCTATATATCAAATATAATAGGACAGTTAGTGTGTCTAGTACCTAACAGTCATGTTCTATTAATGTCACCAAATTATTCTTTATCACAAATATCATTTGACTTACAAAGAAATCTTATTAAGCACTTTGATTTAGAAGTGATAAGAGATAATGCAAAAGATAAAGTAATAGAACTAAGTAATAACTCTACTATAAGAATGGGATCAATCAATCAAGTTGATTCAGTAGTTGGTAGAAGTTATGATTTAATAATTTTTGACGAAGCGGCGTTGACAGACGGCCGAGATGCCTTCAATGTCGCGCTTCGTCCTACACTAGACAAAGACAACTCAAAAGCAATATTTATTTCTACGCCTCGTGGCAGAAATAATTATTTTGCAGAGTTTTACTACAGAGGATATAATAATGAATTTCCAGAGTGGGCAAGTATAAAAGCAACTTGGCATGAAAATCCTCGTGTATCTGAAGAAGATATTTCAGAAGCTAAAAAGACGATGTCGGAGAATGAGTTTGCTCAAGAGTATTTGGCAGACTTTAATGTTTACGAGGGTCAGATATGGGCGTTCAATTATGAACGTTGTGTCGCTGATCTTAGTCAGTTTGATACTAGTAAGATGGACGTATTTGCTGGTCTCGATGTGGGTTACAAAGATCCTACAGCATTTTGTGTTATAGCATATGATTGGGACGAGCAAAAGTTTTATTTAGTTGATGAATATCTAGATTCAGAAAGAACAACAGAACAACACGCAGTAGAAATAAATAAATTAATTAAAAAATGGGATATAGATTTTATCTATATAGATTCTGCTGCACAGCAAACTCGATTTGATTTTGCACAAAATTATGATATAACAACCATAAATGCTAAGAAGTCAGTATTAGATGGTATTGGTCATGTAGCAGGTATAGTCGACAATGATAATCTTATAGTAGATCAACAATGTCAACAGGCTATATCTTGTTTAGACCAATATCAGTGGGACCCAAACCCTAATCTGATGAAAGAGAGACCGAAACATGATGGAGCATCGCACATGGCAGATGCTATAAGATATGCACTATATACATTCGAAACTACAGCCACCTCGTTCTAACAATACCTGTCAAAAATATATCTTGACATTTGGTGTAGAATTAGGTATAATTCATATTAAGAGTTAGATATGAAATTTAAGAGAGATTTAGTTAAATACGTACGAGACAAGGCTAAATCACAATATAAGAAAGGAAGCGAATGTTTTATTTGCGGCAAAACTGACGAATTAGATTTTCATCACTTTTACGGATTGACCGAATTGCTAGAGACTTGGCTACGCACTAAGAATATAACAATTGAAAATGAACAAGATATCCTAGATATTCGTGAACAATTCATTGATGAAAACCGTGAAAAAGTGTACACTAAGACGGTGACCCTCTGCCATCAGCACCATTTACGACTTCACTCAATTTATGGTAAGCGACCCAAATTGATACACGCAGAGAAACAACAACGATGGGTCGAGAAAATGAGAAAGAAACACAATGGCATGGTATGACAGATTTTTAGGTATTAACAGAGAAGAGAAGCTAAACCCTTCTCAGTTTGTTATTGCCCGTAACGAAGGCTCTGATATAAGCAGTCGTGAAGTAATACATAATTACAGAAACGCTTATGAGCAACTCGAAGTTGTAAATAGAGCTGTTAATATGATTGTAGACGATGTTTCCGAAATACCATTTACGGTAGGAGAGAAAAGAACTGGTACTACAGATATAGTAAAAAATATAAGAAAAAGTAGAGTAGATTTATTACTTAATACTGAACCAAATCCATTTCAAGATGTAAGTACATTTAAAAGAAATCTGATAATTGACTTACTAATTGATGGTAATATATTTATATATTTCGATGGTGCACATTTGTATCATCTACCAGCAGAAAAAGTTACAATACATACAGACGATAGAACATATATAGAAAAATACTCTTTTGATAGTAATATTGATTACAATATAAATGAAATTATACATATCAAAGAAAATAGTTTTAATTCTATATATCGTGGAGTTCCAAGACTAAAACCAGCATTTAGAACAATGCAACTTCTTGGAAGTATGAGAAAGTTTCAAGATAACTTTTTTAAGAACGGAGCAGTCCCAGGACTAGTAATTAAAAGTCCTAACACTCTTTCAGAAAAGATTAAGGAAAGAATGTTACAGGCTTGGAGTGCTAGATATAATCCAAATACAGGAGGTCGAAGACCTCTTATCCTAGATGGAGGATTAGAAGTAACAGGACTGACAGAAGTTAATTTTAAAGAATTAGATTTTCAAGATTCTATAAAAGCAAATGAAAAAGTAATTTTAGAATCTATTGGCATACCACCAATTCTAATGGATAGTGGAAATAATGCTAATATAAGACCAAACCATAGACTATATTATTTAGAAACTATACTACCTATAGTAAGAAAAATATCCTATGCGTTTGAAAGATTTTTTGGGTTTACTCTTGCTGAAGATGTAACAGGAATTCCTGCTTTACAACCAGAACTAAGAGATCAAGCGGCATACTATGCTACACTTGTAAATACAGGAATTATGAGTGCAAACGAAGCTAGAGAGGCGCTTGGTAAAGAACCTATAGAAGGATTTGATGAACCAAGAGTTCCTGTAAATTTAGCAGGTTCGTCAACAAATCCAGAGGAGGGAGGACGACCTTCAGAAAGTCCTTCTATTGAAGAGGATAATTAAAAATGACTAAAAACATGATGTTAAAAGCTTTGCAAGATTTTTTCGTAGAGAAAAAAGTTGATACTATGTCTCTTGCAGAGTACAAAGGTTATGGTAGTGAGGTTCCTGTTAAGGATTATATGCTTAGAAGAGCATATGGTTCTTGGAGTAGAGTCTTATCCGTAGCAAAACACAGACATCCGATTGAAGTTCCTGTTGTCGAGGCTCCTGTTGTTGAGGAAAAGGTTGTTAAAAAAACACCTGCTCCAAAACCAAAGGCTAAGAAAGAGGTAAGTAAAGATGTCGAATAAAACTAAAATTTTTCACTGGACTAATACATTCAAAACTTTGGGTGAAACCGAAGATGGTGGCGTTGATATTAAAGGTTCTGCGAGTACAAATGCACTAGACAGAGCTGGTGATATAATCGAAGCAGGAGCTTGGACAAAAGGTGGATTGGATAACTTTAGTAGTAATCCAATAATACTTTTTAACCATGATTATAATAGACCAATAGGTAAAGCCACAGGTTTAGATGTTACAAACGACGGTCTTGAAATATCCGCAAGGATATCTAAAGCAGCCGGAGATGTAAAAGAATTAGTGAAGGACGGTGTTCTTGGAGCCTTTTCCGTTGGTTTCAGAGTCAAGGACGCTGATTATATGTCAGAAACTGACGGATATAAAATCAAGGACGCAGAGTTATTCGAAGTGTCCGTCGTATCTGTTCCCTGCAATCAAGGGGCTACTTTTTCAGTAGCAAAATCTTTTGATAGTATGGAAGACTACGATAAATTCAAAAAGCAATTTATAAAGGCTAACTCAGAAGAAACAGCAGACGCTGTGAAAGTTGAGCAGCCAAGCGGGGAGAAATCCCAAAAAATGGAGACTGATATGTCAGAAGAAATGAAGACTCCTGAAAGCAACTTCGACTTAGAGAAGCAAGCTAATGAATTAGCTGAAAAAGCTATTGCTAAGTTTGCAATGCAACAAGCCGAAGAAAAAGCAGCAAAAGAAGCAGCAGAAGCTGAAGCCGCTGAGAAAGCAGCTAAAGTCGAAGCTGAAGAAAAGGCTGCTCAAGAAGCTAAGCAGGAAGAACAGAAAACTATTGTTCAAGCAGGATTATCAGGCGCTGAAAGACTCATGGAAGATGTTGAGAAAAGAGTTCTCGATAAGCATGAAGACTTAAAAGAAGTTGTAGACTCATTAGAGAAGCAACTTGCTGAAAAGTCAGAAGAAATCATGAATATCAGAGAATCAAAAAGAATTTTCTCAGATAGAACAGGTCAAGGCGACTGGAAGAAAGCTTTTGAGCAAGACATTGTTGACGCAAAATTTGCTGGTTTAGCGACTGGTAAAGGTTGGGACAACGACTACGCAAAATCAGTAATGCAAAAGGTAAATCAACACTCAGGTATTGATGTATCCTCAGCAGACTTTGAGCAAATCGTTTCAACAAATGTCGAAAGAGACATTCAGAATGAATTGGTATTAGCACCTCTATTTAGAGAAATTCCAATGACTTCTGCAAACATGATTATACCAATCCTACCAGATGCCGGTTACGCTGAGTTTACAGGTAACGCACAGGCTTCAGGTTCAGCCCCTCATGGTAACTTAGACCCAAGAGGTGACGCATATGATCCTGCAAATGGTGCTGGTATTGTTATGACTGAAAGAACTCTTTCAACCAAAAAATTAATATCTCAATCATACTTAGGTAATGAGACAGAAGAAGATGCAATTATGCCAATACTTCCTTTAATTAGAGAGTCAATGGTAAGATCTCACGCAAGAGCTATGGAAAATGCTATCCTAGCTGGTGACGATGCTGATGGTGCTTTTGGTACTTCAGGTGCAGCTTTTGAAGGTTTATTACACCTAGCAAGAAACGACTCAGACTTTACACAGTCCTCAACTGCATTTGCAAGTGATACTGTTACAGCAGCTGAGTTACTCGGGTTGAGAAAGAACATGGGTAAATATGGTGTAAACCCAAGTGAAGTAGTTTATATTGTTTCACAAACAGTTTACTTCCAGTTACTAGAAGATGCAGAGTTCCAAGATGCTAACCTAGTTGGTGACTTGGCAACCAAAATCAATGGTGAAATTGGTCAAGTGTATGGCTCAAGAGTCCTACTCTGTGATGAATTTGCAGCACCAGCAACTTCTAAGTTCGCAGCAATCGCTGTTAACCCAAGAAACTTTGTAATGCCAAGATTAAGAGGCGTTACAGTTGAGTCAGACTACGAAGTAGCAAACCAAAGAAGAGTCCTAGTGGCTTCACAAAGAATCGGATTTACCGATCTTATCGATGGTGCAACTTCTAAGTGGGCATACATGTATAAAGCTAGCTAATAGCTAATACTATTGGAGGGGAGCAATCCCCTCCACTTTTACGGAGAATTATGGCAAACTTAGTAACATTACAAGAATACAAAGACTTCGCGGGGATTACGGGAGTAAATCAAGACGCGAAGATAAATGTTATTATACCTGCAATAAGTCAAGCTGTAAAAACATACTGTGGAACTTCATTCGTGGACTTTTACAGTAGCAATAAAACTGAGTTTTTTGATATCACTGATGATGGAACAACAGCAGTAATGACTGATGAGAGTCCATTAGTAAGTGTAAGTTCAGTACAAGAAAGAGAATCTCAAGCAGATGATTATGTTACTCTAATCACAGAAAATTCTGATAATAGTGGTAAATATGAATATGTTATAGATACTGACCTTGACATGATAAGAAGAACTACTGATAGTAAAGACAAAGCATTTCCGAAAGGAAGAAAAGCAGTAAAAGTTGTATACAGAGCAGGCTACTCGTCTACTCCAGAAGATTTAAAACTTGCTTGTTTTGACTTAATTAAATACTATTTAAAAGATGAAAGAAAAGACAGACTTAGTATAGCAGGAGCTCAGATACAGAACCCTGTATCAACTAGCTTAAAGGATAATATAGATTTCCCAGACCATATAAAGAGGATTCTAGATTTTCATAAGGTTTATAAATGAGCAAGAAAAGATTAACTATACAAAAGAAAGATGCAGGAATTCAAGCTTACTCAGAAAAGCATTTAAAAAACTATTTACAAGCACATCAATATGAAATGATTACTAGAAAAATAAGTGGTGAGATTGAAAAAAATACTCAAAGTAGATTAAGAGTAGTAAAAGAGTTAATGAACGATGCTAATGAAGAAGCAGAGGGATTTAAGGCTGTTGCTAATTTTCTTGATGATGTAGATAAAGGTGTTTATGGTACTACAAGTACTTCAGGCAAAAAGAGTGATGTAAGAAGCACAGCATCAGTAAGAGATGCTTTTAATCGAGTGAAAAGAGATATTACAGGCTTAACCTCTTCAAATGATGATAGATCGTTAAGTCATGTAGGAATATCAAACTTATCTATACACCTATATGCTTTTTATGTTGAATTGAGAGCGTTTGGAACCAACTTTAATTGGAAGGCTCAAACTACTACTCAAAGAGGAGGAGGACCTTCTGGATTTATAGATGAAGTTCCTATGATAGACGAATATGATGAGGTTAGGGGGATTGAGTCTAAGCCAGTTCTTACAAAAGTAAGAACATATAATCAAACTCAGTTTACCGCGTTTACTGAAAGGATTAGACAATTATATTTTATGGCAAAAGCCGTAGCTGAAATGCCTATATCTAAATTTACAGGAGATAAGGTTGCAGATATGCAAACAGCATTAACCGATTATTTTGCTAAGGGTAATGATAAAATCTTAGCAGACAAAAAACAAGTTGTAGATGTAGCAACTGGAAAAGCAGAGTTAGAGCTTATTTTTGAAGAACAAGACTTACGAAGTGAAGTAGAAAATTTAATTGGTACATCAAAAGCTAAAGAATTACTGGGAAGGAAGAAAGTAGCAGACATAGAATTTATTAGAAAACATTTTGCAAATGATTTTTCACAAATAGTAGGCTCTCCTAGTATAAAAGAAGATGTTATAAAAGGACTAAGCGAACAATTAGTAACAGGTAAGAAACCTAAAACAAGAAAACATAGTAGTAAATATACTAATACAAAGAAAAGGAAAAAACCGGCAGCAGCCCAAAGAGTTGAAAAAAATATTAAAGATACTCTAAAAGCAGCAGCTGTAGCGGGAGCAGCTTTTAAAGGAATAAGAGATGTAGGAAAAAGCAAGGCACCGGGTCAAAAACCACAAAGAAAAGCAGATGGTGAAGCCTTAACTCCAAAACAATTAGGATACTTAAGAAGAAAGATAAATACAAGACTACCACAACAAGTAGCAGAAAATATGGGAAGACCTGCATTGATTTTTCAAACAGGTAGATTTGCAAATAGTACTAGACTAGTAGATTTAAAACAAGGAGACAAAAACTTAGTAGGTAAATATACTTATATGTTAAATCCTTATGAAACTTTTGAAAACACAGGAAGATATAGATGGCCAACTGGATATAATCCTAAACCTCTTATAGCACAAAGTATAAGAGAATTAGCAGAACAATATACGAATAAAAAATTTACACTTAGGAGACAGTAATGCCAGACAGTCAGTATAGAACAAAACGAAAAAAGATTGCAGTAGCAATGGCAGAACAATTAAAAAAGATTGATGGCAACTATCCATACAATTCAAATGTATTTGATAACGTGGATAGTCATTTAAAATTTTTAGATGAAATCGACCAATATCCGAAAATTTGTGTAGTTGCAGGAGATGAAACTAGACAATATTTGCCCGATAATTATAAATGGCGATTTTTAACTTTAACAATTAGAGCATATGTTCATACAGAGGACGATGCTCAAGAAGAATTAGCATTATTAATCGAAGATATCGAAAGAGTTATTGACGATAATGATGTTTTGGTGTATGACAGCTCTGTTTCTCCAAACGAGCAGACCACATCTTTAACGATTGAGTCAATCGGTACTGATGAAGGAGTAATCGCTCCCTTAGGTATAGGAGAAGTAGTAGTTGATGTACGATACTAGGAAACGATAACGCTCATTAAAATGACGCGGAATCCTTTCCAAAGCAATAATAGGAGAAAGCAATGGCTTTAAATCTATCGAGAAATACCAAAGTATTTGTTAGTTCAGTGAATGGAGTAACAGCCTCAGCAGCCTCAAGTGAAGGTGGAATAGCTGGTACTAAAGACCATGGTGGAAGTGCTTCTGGTACTTATGCAGTAGGTGATATACTTACTATGCAGAAGTCTGGAGAAGCGGCAACCGTATGTAAATTAGTAGTTTTAGCAGTTTCAAGTTCTTTACCAAGTAAACTTGGAATTCCAAATAACTTTAGAGGTAAAAACTTTGCGGCAAATGATGCCTTAGTTCAAACAGCTACTACAGGTAGTGGAACAGGTTTCACATGTAAAGTTGCTGCAGTTTCTGACCAACTTAATACCGCAGAAGGTGGAAGAGTAGGAACAGGATTGTTTAAAGGTAACGAAGACGACCCAAATACTTTTAAAATTGGTGTACTAGATGGTTATAGTTTTTCTCAAGCTAGTGAAAGTTCAGACATTACTGTTAGTGAAGCGGGTACAAGCCCTAACAGAAGTATGAAAAGATTCAACGACTCATTGGCACCTGCAGAATGGTCATTCTCAACATATGTGAGACCATTTAAGCACGGTACTAACAGTTTCAGAACATCTGGAACTCATGATTTAGTTGAAAACATACTTTGGGCAGGTATTGCAGGAGCTAGCATTACAGGAGACAACCCAGCAGGAACAGCAAGTGACCCAGCGGTTACTTGTGATTCAACTGATGCAGATGTCTCATTTGAAAGATCTGACCATCACGAGTTATTAAAACTAAACATTTTCTTTGCACTAGAAAATACAACTTATAGACTAAATGATTGTCAAGTTAACCAAGTAGAAATTGACTTTGCGATTGATGGAATTGCAACATTAAACTGGTCTGGTAATGCAACAAGTATTGACCAGGTTACAACAGTAATTGAAGACCCATCAAAGATACTAACTTGCGATTCTGGTTCTGATGTAGATGGCACAAATACACCTACAAACTCAGAAGATGCAGAAGGTACTTATGCAGAAAAGCACAACTATATTGATGTTGGTGCTCCTGACGATGCTGACTATTTAAGAAATAAACTTTCTTCACTAACTTTAGCAGTTGACGCTGCACAAGGTGGTGGTAAATCAGCAGGTGGATTGGATGCAAAAACTTATTCAATTAATATAACTGGTGGAAGTATTACTATTACTAATAATATTACTTACTTGACACCTGAAACACTTGGTCTTGTTGATAAACCAATCGGATCATTTAGTGGTTCTAGACAAATGACAGGTTCTTTAACTTGTTATCTAGACACAAAATCAAACGGTTCTAACCAATTGTTATCAGACTTAGCCGCTGCGACATCATTGGTTAAACCAGAGTTCAACATGAGCTTATTTATGGGTAATGCTTCTGGCACAGTCCCACAAGTAGAGTTCGATATACCACTAGCTATGTTATCAATTCCAACAATTGAAACAGCTGATGTTATATCAACAACAATTGAATTCGCGGCCTTAGGTACCGGACTAGATTCTGGTGGTACTTCAGGTAATGATATGACTGTTAAGTACAAAGGTTCAACAACCTTTAGTCAGACAGGTTATGCTGCTTCAAATTCCGTAGCATGTAATGCTGACGGTACACAAGATACTGCATAATAATCATGTCAGGATTTAACTTTCTTAAAGAAAGCCAAGTCCATGTAGTTCATGGGGGTAATCGATACAATGTAAAGGTTACTCCCGAACTATCGTTCACTCAAACATTTGCGGAAGATGCATACGAAGTTAAGACTTTGCACGATCAAACAAAGATGTTTAAGGGAACAAGTATAACTAAAGCTAACCCTGCCAACTTTAGTTTTGAGACTCATCTTACAGCAGAAAAAGACGAGTCTATCGTGTTAGATCTTTTAACTGACTATGACACATCATCAGGAGAACAATTATTAAAATCTTTTGATATGTATGTAGTCACTAATGAAAGCACATTCAAATTAGAAGGGTGTGTCATAACTCAAGGAGAGTTTAAATTTGAAAGAGGAAGCCATTTACGATTAGCAGTAAGTGGTTCAGCGAAAAAACTAGAAAGGGTTGGAAATGAAAGTTATTCACTTCCTGGTAGTTTGCAATCTGCATCTACCACAAGAACTCCCACAGTACCTATACTTCGTGTAGATATTGGTGGTAATGAACAGCCAAATGTTGCAGCTGCTACTATTAGTGTACAGAACAACATAAACTGGACTCCATATGAAACATTACAAAATAGCCTTAATGTAAATAATGTTGTGGCAAATGTAATGTATCCCTCTAGTTATAGTTTAAATGATAGAGTTGTAAGCGGAAATGTCACTCAATTTATGACTGACTCAACCTTAACAGGCGGAGCTAGAGCAACTCAATTCCAAACTTTCAATGAAAGCACTTCAGTTAGAATAAGAACTTTGCACAATGGTTCTTTTTTCTTTGACGCAAACATGACAGGTTGCATGTTTACAAAGCGCCCAGGAGTTGCAGATGTGTTTTCGCAGACTCTTGATTATAGAATAGTCACTAGTCCTGCAGATTTAGGAACATTAATAACATATTAACAGAGGAATAAAAATTATGGAATTGAAATCATTACTAGTCGATAGTAAAACTGCTTGGGTAGAATTCCCAGGCCTCGAAGATTTTGAAGTAGAGTTAGCAAATCTTTCTAGAAAAGAGTTAATAAATTTAAGAAAGAGATGTACTACTAATAAATTTGATAGAAAAACAAGAATGTTTAATGAAGAATTAGACGAAAGTAAATTTGTAGTAGAATTTAGTAAAGCAACAGTATGTGGTTGGAAAGGTTTAAAATTAGGATACCTAGAAGATCTTATACTAGTTGATTTAAAAGGTAAAAATAAAGATGATTTATTACCTTATTCTGAAGAAAATGCAAAATTACTTGTCGAAAACTCACAAGAGTTTGACAACTGGCTCAACGAGGTAGTCTTTGACTTAGACAACTTTCGTTCAAAAGAACCGGAAAAAAGTCCTAAAACAGCTAGACCTGTATCTCAAGAATGATGCAGTAGGCATGACCAAGGACCAATACTTGGACATGTGTGAACAAATGGGTGAAGAACCCGATTGGAAAAAATGTCCTCCAGCATATGAGGACTTTCCACAAATTGTTTTAGACGCTATTTCTATCTTTCACAGTATGGGAGATAGAATGTATCCAGACATAGGATATATTGGAAAAGATTTTACAAACTGGAAATTTCTACTAGAAAGATATGCAATCAAAGAACATTTAATAGATTATGTTTTTGATTTAGTACTATGGTTAGACGGTAGAAAAATCGAAGACTCTCAGAAAAGATTGAAAGCTGAGTATGATAAGGTAAAGAGAAAAGGTAACATTAGGTAATGGCTAAAGGCGATATTAATATTAAACTTACTATTTCAGGTGACGGCTCGTTAAAGAAAGCCTCTACTGGAATAGATAAAGTTGTAAAAAGCGAGAAAGATGCTGAGAAGCAGTCGAAAAAGACTGATCAACAACTTAAGAAAACGAATAAAACTGCAAAAGATTACGATAAGCAGAATAAATCGTTATATCAAAATAACTTAAGTTCAGCAAAAGGTTTCTCCAAAATGAATCAAACAATGGGCTCAGGAAGTTCTGGGCTTGTTGCTGCATATGCGACTTTAGCGGCTAACGTCTTTGCTGCAACAGCAGCTTTCAATGCTCTTCGTAGAGCTTCACAAACAGAACAGCTTATCCAAGCGTTAGAATCTCTAGGAGAAGCCTCAGGTAGAAACTTAGGTATTTTAGCAGATTCAATAAAAGACGCTACAGGAAATGCTATAGCACTTGACCAAGCACTCGCAACAGCTTCAGTCGGAGCTAGTGCTGGTTTTGACCCATCACAAATCAAAGGACTAGCGGAAGTTGGTCGACTCGCAGCTATATCTCTTGGTAGAGATGTAGGAGATGCGGTTGACAGGCTCACAAGAGGTGCCGCTAAGCTAGAACCTGAGATTCTCGATGAATTAGGTATATTCGTTAGACTAGATGATGCTGCTGCACAGTATGCGGCATCTATTGGTAAATCTGCTTCTGAATTATCACGATTTGAAAAAAGACAAGCATTTACAAATGCTATTCTTACTCAAGGTAAGCAGAAGTTTGATGCTGCAGCAGCAATTGATCCAAGTCCATATGATCAATTAGCAGCTACTCTTTCAGACTTAGCAAGAACTATTATGAATGTATTTAATACTTTACTTGCTCCAATTGCAGGATTCTTTGCAAATAATACACTCGCTCTTGCAGGATTCTTAGCTATGATTACAAAAGGTATCATGGCTCAAGCTCTTCCAGCTTTACAAACTTTTGGTGAGAGAGCATTAAAAAATGCAGAACAAGCTGAGTCAAATGCAAACAGAGAAATAAATGCAAGTAATAAAGCAATTGCAACATTAAGAAAAAGACATACTCCAATTAAAGGATTAGGAGCTTCTTATAACGACTTAGCTAAAAAGATTCAAAAAGGGGAACATGAAACAAAAGATTTAGAAGCTGCACAGAAAAAACTCACTAACTATATATTAGGAGCGCAAAAAAGAATACAAAAAGGCGAAGTTAAAAATATAGAACTTGTAAATGAAAGAATAAAACAAGCAGAAACAAGATTAAAACAAACAAGACAACTAGCAGAAGAAACAAAAAAAGCTCAAGCTGGTAGTGGAGCTATCGGTAGAGCTAGAGCAACCCAAAAGCTAGAAGGAAGAGGCGCAGCTATATTTGGCGACTTAGAGAAATCTGATGGAGGTCTAAAAGCTCACATGACTGCTATGAAGCGGTCAATAACAATTGGTAAACAGCATATGCATACAACTGCCAAGAATACTCAGATGAATAAATTTATGGGCATGAGTTTTCTAGGATTAGCAAAACCAATGAATATAGCAAAAATAGGAATCACATCTTTTGGTATTTCAGCAAGGGTTGCTATTAAAGGTATAACAACAGCAATACCTGTTATTGGTCAACTATTACTTGTATTTGACCTACTTATATCTGGACTGAAAAAATTTACGCAATTCTTGAGAGGCATGGGAGATGAACAAACTGCACTACAAAAATCTAATAAAGCACTAGCAGAAAGTGCCAGAACATTTGCAAATGTACAAGAAAGAGCAAATAGAGAAGTTCTGAGTGCACAAGAAAGTTTAATATCACAAGGAAACGCTACTAAAGGTTTAATTGAGGCAAGTAAAGAGCAACAAAAACAAGCTAAAGCATCATACGACGAGCAAAATATTTTAGGAAAAATGCAAATAAAAATGGCTCAGAGAATAACATCATTCTTTAAAATAATGGGAAGAACTTTTGGTGTTATGTCAGATGGCATTAGAAAGGCTCAATTAAATATGACTATTACTTTCAAATCAAGCCTACTTGAAATGCAAAAAGCTATGCAGCAGCTTGCAAAAGACTTTCCTAGACTTGCAAGTACAATGGGTATTTCAGCAGGTGATATTGATGTAAAAGGTACTGAAGATGCCTTAAACAGACTGAAGGACGAGATGGAAGAAATTGAAACTAAACAAGCATTTCAAGCAAGCTCAGCTGGGTTAGCCCAGTTAAATAAAATACTTAATGTTTCTGACGCGTCTTTTAGTACTTTTGAAACTATACTTACTGGTGTAGGAGACGCTTCTAACGAATTAAGAAAATCTATAGGAGGAATAGATGCTGATTTAGTTATTGCAATGGCAACCTCAGGAAAAGCTTTTGGCGAGTTTGAGAAGGGAACAAAAATTCAAGAGCTTCTTGCAAATGCTATAGATGAGAATGGGGCCCATAAATACCCAGAATTACTAGATGGTATTCAAGGGGCAGCAGAGATGCAAACATTCTTCAATGCTATAGCTGAAGAAGGAACAAAAAATACTGTAACTTTAGCAGAAGGCGTTGAAAATATGAAAAATGCTTTTAGAGAAAGTGAGCAAAAAGTTGGAGAGTTTGTAAATACACTTAAAAAGAGTACTAAGTTTAGAACTGTTATATCAGAATTACAAAATATTACATCTGAAATGGATAAGATGTTTCAAAGAGATGAAGACGGCGAGCTAATTAATGCAGATAACTTAGAACAAGCAAAAATGGCAATATTCCAAACTTTTGGAGAAATGGGTAAAGGATTTAATGACTTAGTTATTGGGCCAATTGATCAGCAAACTCTGGAAACTACCAGACAAAAATTTGACGATCAAGTATCAGCTTTAGAGAATGGAAATGCAGAACAAAGAGAAATGGCTGCACAGATGAGAGCTAATGGTTTCCAAGCTTTTCTTATTTCTGAGTTATACGAAGGAAATACAGAACTTTTAGAAGCGCAAGTCAGAAAAGTAGAAGAACAACTTAAACTTGCAAATAATTTAGTAGGAACAGAAAAAGTTAGATTGAGTATACTTAAATCTCAAGAAACAGCAGTTAAAGCTTTTAGCAAACAAAATGAAGCTGCAGCCGAAATACAAGCAAGGTTAGCAAATGATCAACTAAATGTAACAGGCGATAGAATGAGAGCGGAAGCAGCAATTCAAGAGGGCTTACTAACAGAAGAAACTCTTAATAAAGTCAAAAGAGGTGATATAGCAGCCATAAATCAGTTAAAAGGAGAAGAACAAGATAGAGCCTTTGCATTACTTGAAACATATGAAAACATACGAGTAAATGATGAAAAGATAAAAAGCGAAAGAGAAATACAACTTGATGTAGATAGAGCACTATATGAACAAGCTCTTTTAAATGAAAAAAATAGAAAAGAAGGAGTAAAAACACTAAAAGCACAAACAAAACAATTAGCTATTCAAGCAAATCTAGCTGTAGGTAGAGGAGGACAAGAGTCTCCGGCAGCTAAACTAAAAGCAGAAAGAACTGCTGCAAGAGAAAAAGTAAAAGCCGCTATACAAGAATTATCACTATTAGGAGAAAGACTTAGTATTGAGTCAGAAATACTCCTTATTAATTTAGAACAATCAGGGGTTGCTACCGATGATGAAAGATATATAAGAATTAAAAAATCATTAGAAGAAAGACTTGAGCGAGAAAAAGAGATATCAAAAGAAAAAATAAAACAAGCAATAGCCGAAGAAAAAATGGTTGGAGCAAGTGCATTTAAAGGACTTCAATCAGATACTACTGGAAGTAAATTAGTAGAAGGCACAGACACATTTTTAACAAGTATTGCAGATAGACAAGTCGGTACTGGAGAGTTAGATGCCGAAGGTAATGAAATAATGGAAACCCAAAAAGCTACTATGCAAGAAAGATTAGAGGCTATGAGTACTGCACTACAACCTATGAGAGATGAATTAATGAAACTTGGGCCAGAGGGAGAACTTGTAGTTGCTGCTCAAGAGGGAATACTACTTATGGCTTCTTCATTTGATATTATTGCAGAAAAAGGATTGGGTAGTGCAGAAGGACTAGCCGCTATGGGGTCAGCAATAGGATCAATGGGTAAAATATTTGCAGCAGAAGCAAAAGCACAGACAGCTGAAATAGACAAACAAATAGCGGCAGAACAAAAGAGAGATGGTAAGTCTGCAGAATCTATGGCAAAAATAAAAGCTATGGAGAAAAAGAAAGAAGAGATAGAAAGAAAAGCATTTGAAAGAAATAAGAAAATGCAAATGGCACAAACTGTAATGAATACTGCGGCATCTATTATGGGTGTACTTTCTGGTGTAAAAGATCCGCTAGTTACTGCTCCTCTCGCTGTTGCACAAGCAGTTATGTTTGGTGCTATGGGTGCTGCTCAATTAGCAATTATTTCAAAACAAACTTTCCAAGGAGGAAGCACAAGTATAGAAAAACCTAGAGCTTCTTTAAATATAGGAAAAAGAGCAGACTCAGTAGATGTTACAAGAGCTACAAGTGCAGGAGAACTTAACTACTTACGAGGCGGCAGAACAACAGGACAAGATTTAGGTGGCATACCGGGTGGAGCAATGGGTAGAAAAGGATACGCAATGGGCTTCAAGAGCGGGTATGCAGATGGTGGAGTAGTAGTCGGAGAAAGAGGCCCAGAGGTAATAACTCCAGCTACTGATGTAGATATAGTACCAAACTTTGCACTTGGTGGAGGAACTACAAATGTAAACTTCTCAATAAATACAATTGACGCCTCTGGAGTAGAAGATGTTCTTATGAATCAACAAGGAAATATCATAAGAATGATTAGACAAGCAGCCAACGAAAATGGCGAAGATTTCTTAGAAACAATAGACACACAGACATATGGGAGTAGTACATAATGGCAACATTTAGTAATTTTACAGATAGATTACCAGATCCAAACTGGACAATAAGTGCCGCAGGTGACGGGCATGCTAGTAGTTATACTGCTGGACCAGGTTTCAAGACAGTAAAATTCACTAGTGAGCAACCAACTTCGATATCAAGAACAAATAGTGGAAGAGTGATAACTCGAGCAATAGTAGGACAGAGGTGGAAAATTTCTATAACATACAATCCAATGACTCGTGCGGAGTTCGAGCCCGTATACAATTTTTTATTAGAGAAGCGTGGTAGACTAAAGCCATTCTTCGTTAAATTACCGCAACATAGTCCTCAAACATCAACTTCATCAGCATATACAATTCAAGGGCCAGTATCTGCTGGAGCGGATAATTTATTAGTAACTGTCGCAGCCTCAGGAGCAAATTTAGCTGTAGGCGATACTTTTACGATAACAGACAGTCAAAATTCAAATCACAAAAAACTTTATCAAATAGTAAGAGTCGCAGACTCTTCAAATAAATTAAGTTCTGATTCAGCACTTAATTTAGCTACTGAAAGAAGGTTGTATATACACCCACCACTTCAATCAAGTGTAACTAATGGTTCCACATTGAGCTATGCAACTCCTTTAATAAGAGTAATCTCTACCTCAGATGTAAGAGAGTATAGTCTTGGAACAAATAACTTATACAACTTTTCTCTGAGTTTAGAGGAGGCTCTTCCCTAATGGCAAAAAGAATAATTGATAGTGCAATCGAAACTCATTTAATTAATAATGAGCCGTTTGAGTATGCGCATTTAATAAAGTTTGAAAGACCTTTTCACTCAAAAGACGGTGAGTTTCGTAGTAATGATAATCGTTTTGTACATCTAACAGATGGAGCAAGAGATATTGAATTTAGAGGAGATACTTATAGAGCTCATCAACTAGTCACCGTAGGAAACTACTCAGAAACTGTTCAAGCAAAAGCAACAAATATGAACTTAACAATGCCAGGTGAGTACTTAGGCAGCGAAGTCGTAGTTACAGGAACACTATCAGCAAATAATTCAGCAAGAGCATTATCAGATACTGCTACTTTAGAAGTTACAACAACTTTCTATGAAGGATATAAATTTGATTGGATAGAGCAAGGATTCAAAGTTGGAGATAAAATATCCATTAAAAGAAATAATGGACAAGTATTTGCAGCAGGAACAGATGCGGCAAGTGTAGTAAGACCTGCTACAAATGAAAAAAGATTTATCATAGCTGGAGTAAGTAATGATAACTTAACAATAACACTAAAACAAACTGGTATTGATGAAGATGATTCTTCATTCTTAGTATCAAATTCAAGTGATACTTTCAAAGTTGCACTACTAAATGATGAATTACGAGGGGCTTTACAAGATAAAGGAACAGAAAGCACACTAAATCAAGATGTAAGAAACTCTACTACTTTAACTATTCAAACAGCAAATAACAAAATAGAACTAGGACAACTTGTTTCTGGTATAGGAGTTGAAGTTGAAACTTATGTAACTTCTGTAAGTGGAACTACCATTACAGTAAGTAAAAGTCAAAACTACATCTCAGCGTCTACAAAATTAGTATTTACCAACCCTTCATTCATAAATAGAAAAGTAGAAGTTTATAAAGTATTTTTTGATTCAGAAGGAAATATGTTGGGTAATGGAGTTTTAACTTTTAAAGGATTTATTACTTCTACTAATATTCAAGAAGCTCCTAACTCAAGTAAAGTTCAATGGAATATGACAAGTCATTGGGGAGACTTTACTCAAGTAAATGGAAGAATAACTTCTGATGAGATACATAGAGCATTAGACTCAAACGGTAAACCACAAAAAGCGTTAGCAGTACGACCATCATATGCAGGAGACTTAGGTTTTTTACATGGAGATAGCTCACTTAACGCTCTTGCAACTTATCAAACTTCTGAAACTAGATATAGAAATAAGTCAAAGAAAAGAGGTGGCTTAGCAGGACTTCTTGGTGGAACTAAAAACTATATAGAAGAATATCAAGAAACAGTAGATCACGAAGTTGATTTAAGTGTATATCTACAAGGTAAGTTTTTACCTGTAGTTTATGGAGTTCAAAGAGTACCTGGTATACCTGTGTTTGCTGATACTAAAGCAAATGACCCAAATCAAGTATATGTAGCATATGCAATCGCAGAAGGAGAGATTATGGGTATATACAATATGTATGTCGATAATCAGTCAATACTTTGTGTAGACGAGCAAGATTCAGATTTAAGATCACTAACAAATACAGATACAGACGATAGTCAAGTACTAGTATGTGTTGGACGAGTTGACCAAGGACAAACTTTAGGTGGAGCAGATGCAACATCTGGAGGAACTCTCTCATTTGAAGAGTGGCTTGATGAAATGGGCGAAGAGTTAGAAGATGAATGGAATGGAGATAATGACCATCTTTTTGGAGAATATGAGGACTATGTAGCACTAAATGAAGGAGCTATTGGAAATGTAAGCGCATCTAATAATGCAGGTGGGTTACAGCACAAAGAATCTATAACAGTAGGTCACCCATTTGATATGAAGTTTGAGTTTCATTCAGGACAACCACATCAGAAAGCAAGTAACATGCTTGTTTCAGTAGCTCAGGCAACTGGTGATGCAAATAAGTTTAAAAGACAAGTTGATTATTATACTGGAGATGAGCCTTATTGGAGTACTCATTCTAGATTATTAGACACGGCTTATGTTGCAACTAAATTTACAGTTGACCCAGACCAAACAACAGTCCCAGAAATAGAGTATGTTGTTAGAGGTAAATCTATAGACGCATATAACTATGATGGAACTTTCTTTCCTGACCCTGTGTATCAATTAAGCACACATTCTGACTTTGGTGGAGAAGCAGATAGTGAAGCTAATTTCAAAGAGGGAGATATAGTAACAGTAGAAACTTCCTCAAATGGAACTACTTGGCAAGCAGAAACAAACTTTAGAATACTACATAAGTATCAATTACAATCTACAAGAAATACTTTTGAATACAGATTCATACTAGATAAAATGCCAAACCTAGGAATCAATGGTGTTTCAGGTATAGAAATAACAAATGCAGGATCGGGATATACTTCAAATCCAACTATATCGTTCTCAGGTGGTGGAGGTAGTGGAGCTGCTGCAAGTACTGAAAAAGTAGTAAAGAGTACTTTTGGAGTAAAACATACTCAAGGTTTTATAAATAACTCAAATGGTTCATTAACAGGAGCAAGGATAACTGATGCAGGTTCTGGATATACTTCAGCTCCAACTGTAAGTATATCAGGTGGCGGAGGCTCTGGAGCAACTGCTACTGCAATAGTTGGTGAGTATGGAGTGCCTATAAGAAAATTTGTAAGACTAAAATCAAGTAATAATAAATATTGGCATATGATGACATGGAACACAAATGTTCATGATACTCCTGTAAACTTTGCAACTTCAAATAGTCTCGGTGTTAGCAGTATGGTTACTAATAGTAATGGCTATATAGAAATAACTCTAACATCAGATGGAGCTACAAAGATAGGACAACTTTATCCTAATATATCAAATAGTTCTGATACAAGTAACGCTTACATTCAGTTAGGTGGTACGTTGCCAGCAGTTATTGGTTCTGTAAAAGATAAAACTTTACGAGTTACAAAAAGTGGAAATGTACTGACTGTACTTGGTAGAAAGTTTAATGCAAATGTAAGTAATTTTGCAAGTGGAGTTACAGTTCACCCAGCAAGTGCTTATTACTTACAAAGCACAACTCACGACCATAGAACTAATATTTCAGCACTAACTTCAGCAGAGTTAGTAGGGTCTTACTTAGAGCATGTAGAAACAGGAGAATTTAGAAGAATTGAATCAGTTGATACATCTAATAACATTGTATTCTTAGAATCTGGTTTAGCATTTACTCCAACAATAACAGGAACTTTATCTAATAATGATACTTATGTAATTCATGGCAAAGGTTTAGATAGAAGAAGCTCTATAAATCCAGCACTACAAACCACAGATATGCTTACAAATAATAGATACGGTAAAGGATTAAGTATTGAAGACGATATTGATATAGCTTCAGTTAGAGAATCTGCACTTTTATGTGATACTCGTTCTGATGTAATTGTACCTCTAGATGGTACTAGTGCCAATGTTGTTGCAGGAGAAGTTTATAAATTAACAGATGGTAGTGGAAATCATATTGCTTCTGGTAAAGTAACAAAAACTGTTAGTAATGCAACAAGTGTAACTTTTACTGATGTCTCAGGGAAGTTCTGTAGAGATTATCATAACTACATATTATACAGGCCAGGAGACATACTTAGAACTTTCGATGGCACAACTCCAAAATATTTTAGATTTACAGGAGGCACAGCAGCATATCAAGCTACTCAACCAACCGCAACTGGAGGAAACTGGACACTATTAACTGGAACATCAGTTAATTTAACCAGAGTTGATGCTTTTGGTACTTCTGGAAGTTCTACTATTCCTATGGAAATAGAAGGAGTAAGATTAAGATATACACTATATGATTCAGACTTTGTAAGATATTGGAGATACATTGGTTGGGAAGATAACAGACAATGGGCAGTAACAAGACACCAAACTAATTTTGTCATTGACACATCAAAATCGGTGTTTGCAAACATGAACGCTATACTATCTCACTATAATGGAATTTTATCATATTCAAATGGAAAGTATGTTTTAGATGTAGAAACTCAAGAAGCCACTCCAACAGCTTCTATTTCAAATGGAATTCAATCAAATCCCGAATACATTGATGAATCTGATATTATTGGAACAATAAATTTAAATGATAATAGTAATAAAAATGGAAAAAATACAATTAAAGCAAGTATAAATGATCCACAAAATCATTTTGGTTCTCGTAGTGTTTCATTCTTTAATTCAGACTATCTAAAAGCAGATAGAAATGTAGTTAAAACAGGAAGCTATCCTGTTACTGGAATAACAAGTTACTATAATGCAAGAATCGGAGTAGAAAAAGAATTAGTACAAAGTAGATTCAGCAAAGAGATTTCTTTTACAGTCGGGCCAAGAGGTTTACTACTCAAACCAGGACAGGTTTTTGCTTTAACTTATGCTCCATTTGGTTTTGAAAGTAAACTATTTAGAATAGAAAATTTAACTTTTAATGCTAACTGTAATACAAGTATTAAAGCAAGGGAGTATGATGATACAATTTATGCAATCACAGAACAAACTGCATCAAGAGCGCACAGGTCTTCTGCAGGTATTAGAACAACATTAACAGCACCAGGAGCACCAACAAGTTTAGCTACTGCTACAGCTAAGCCAGGTATAATTACTTTAAACTGGACAAATGCATCAGACTACAAAGAAGCTAGTGATTCAACAGAAATCTGGAGAGCAACTAGCCAGAGTGGTAATGCATCAACAGCGGTAACAGCTCATGCTACTTTAATCTCAGTAGTTGATAATGCACAAACATTTAATGATGCAGTAGGTACGCCAGGTACTTATTATTACTGGATAAGACACACTAGAATGACTGCAAGAACAGGTACTAATGCAGCACAGAAACTAGACGGTAATTTTGATATCGTAAGTGGAACAACTTCAAGAAACTCAAATCAAGGAGTCTCAGGAACAGCGAACTTACTATCACCACAACTTGATGTTGATATATCAAGTATGCAAATTAAATTTAATGATAGTGGCTCAATTAGTCCTTCAGGCTCAGCACAAGATGTAACAGCTACGGCAACTCTCAGAAACATAAACGCAAGTAGTGTAGATTTTAAGATTGTAGACCTTAACTATACAAGTGGTACGAATAGTCAAAATGATGTACTATTTACAAGTCCTGCAGCTGCAAACGCAACTGTAAATACTTCAGGAAGTCCTAAGACAGCATCAATAACAATTGACGCAGATACTGCAAGTGAAAATACTACAAATAAATTCTTATTAGTACAAGCTACTGATACAGGAGAAACATTTACAGAAAAGATACCAATTACAATTACAAAAGATGGTAGCTCAGGAAGTATTGGTTCTGACGCATTTGCTGTTAAAATAGTACCAAATCGTCATGTAGTAACTTATTCTGCAAAAAGAGATGTTGAAGAAGAAACTGACACTTCAAACATTACTTTTGACTGTTCGGGTGATTTAACACAAGGAACATTTACTGGAACTAAAAAATATGAATTTATAGTTACTCCACCAGGTGGAGGAGCAAGAACAGCACAAGCAAGTAGTGCTACAGATACTTTTACTCTTGATGATAATGCAGCCGTTACTGTTGCTTTTACAAATGGAAGTAATGCAGCTGTAGCTTCAGGTGGAACAAGTGACTTCCAAGTAGGACAAAGTGTTCGTGCTTCAGCTGTACCTAATAATACTACTGTAACAGCATTAAGTGGAAATAATATTACTTTAAGTGCAAATGCAACTGCAACTGGAAACTTTACTACTGATATAAGTGATGAACCGGGAGCAGGACAAGTAACAACTGTTAAAGTAAAATTAAGACAAGGAAGTAGCAACACAGTATTAGCACAAGATAGTGTTTCAATATTTGGTGTAAAAGATGGGTCAGATGCAATTACTGCCTTTCTAACTAATCCAAGTCACACAGTTCCAACTGATTCAAGTGGAAACATAGACGCTAGTTTAATAAGTAGTGGGAATGTAACTTCAGCAGGAGGTACTTATAAAGTATTTATTGGTGGAACAGATTTTACCACAGCAAATACTGTTACATATACTGTACTTAGTGAATCAGGAGTAGACGCAACTATTGGAAATCAAAGTGGTGCATATACAATTGCATCAAGCGGATTAGGTGATATTGGTACTGTTACTTTTAGAGCTACAATCGCAGCTTCAGTTTCACCTTCAGGTGTTGCTACAACTATTGACCAACAGTATGTAATAGTAAAATCAAAAACAGGAGCAGCTGGATCGGCAGGTTCTGCAGGTAGAAGTACACATTTAAGTTCAACTGCATATGCAATCTCATATGATGCAACAGGTTTAAATCCTACTCCAAGTAGTATTGATTTAACAGCAACTGCACAAAACTTTGATGCAGCACGACATAAGTTTGAACTAGATGGAAGCACAATTCAAAATTTTGGTACTAGTAATACTATGACATCTGGTAGTGATTTAGATATGCCAAGTAGCGTATTTACTACTCCAAAAATTTATAAAGTAACCACAAAAGAAAATGCTGATGCAAGTATTACAGCATTTGACACAATATCAGTTTATGGAGTTCAACAAGGAACAACAGGAGATTCAATATATCTAACCAATGCGGCACATACATTCCCTGCTGCAAACAATGGAACTGTTGCAGATTCAGACGAAGCTGTTGGAGCAACAGAAATAAGAGTATTTAGAGGAGCAACTCAGCTAACTTTTGATAATTCAGGAAGTGGTGGTAATGCTGGAACAACAACTTATAAAGTTATATCAGCTACTTCATCTACAACAAGTGGTGAAGACGATATTACTATGGCCGCTTCTACTTCTAATAATCAAAGAGTTTTTACACCAACTGCTGTAAGACAAGGTTCTGATACAGGTATCGTAACATTTACTATAAAAGTAAACGGAGTAAATACTACCGCAATATACTCATTTAGTAAATCGAAAAAAGGTGATACTGGAGACGACGGTAATAATCAAGCAACAATAAAACTATATAAACGAAATAATAATATGTTAAGTGGCCCTGCTCACCCAGACCATAGAACTAGTTATAGATTCACAACAGGAGTTTTAACTGGTGATGATGCAGGTAGTGCTGGTGGCGGAGGCTTTGGTAGTAATGCAGCAGATTTAGATGGTTGGTCACAAGATAGAGATATAGCCGTTGGAAGTAACTTTGTATTATGGAGTTGTTCTGCTACTGCAATAGGAAATACAGACTATGATGTAATAGAAGTTGCCGATTGGGACGATCCAGTTGTTGAATCTGCAGCTTTACCAAGGTTTAGAAGAGTACGAGTTTTTTATGATGCATGGACACCTGATTCTCCTAACTTTGTATTAGCAAATAATTGGGCAACATCGTTCAATACAACATATGATTCAGCAGGTAATGGGCAAGGAGTAAAATATGATTTTGATAATGATACAATTGCACTTGGAACAAATAATACTAATACTGCAACTAGAAATGGTGTTAGTGGCTCTTGGAGTACAACTTTAGGAAGTCTGCCTTATGCAGAAGCTACTTTAAGTATTAGAGAAGACAGTCCTGGTGGTAATCAAACTATCACTATATTATATATGACAGGATTAAGTGATATTATAAAAATACCAAGAGATGGATTAGAATTACAATGGGACGACAGTAATGATAGACTCAAATTTAGATTAGGAGATGATTTAGCTTTTCAAAATGCTACTTA